AACGCCGCCACCTGCCCCGGCACGGCATTGCCAGAAAACGTGGCGGCGTTGCCGCTCACGCTGACCAACAACGCCGGTGGCGGCTGCGGCGGCGCTGTCCAAATGTCCGGCCAGCGTGTTGTGTTCTGGCTGTGCCCTGTGGCCGCGATCACCGACACGTTGACGATTCCAGCCACGAGATCGGCATCCAGCGCGGCCGATACCGGCCAGCCGCGATAGATCCGGATGGAGGCGTTGGTCACCGCGCACGGCCCGGCCAAGCCCGTTGGATACAGGGCGCCGCCAACTAGGCCGGCCAGAGCCGTCTCGACATCCGATTGATCCGCCATCAGACCGCCGCCTGCCGAATGTGCAACCGCCAGCCCAGCTCGGTCAGTTCGGCGCTGGAAACCACGCCGGTGCGGCCCACATCGTCCTGCGCGATGTCGCCCGGTCGCAGCAGCACGCCGCCGCTGGGCAGCAGCGCGCTCCAGCCGCCGGCGCCACCGACCAGCCCCGGCGCGTCGCTCGGCAAGGCGCCACGCCCACCAGCCGGCGCCGCCAGCACGCTGGCCGGCCAATTGGTCAATAGCGGCACCGACGTCACCGGCTGCACGCCAACATAAGAATTGACCCCTCCGAACGGCGGCCCCGCCGGACGCGACAGCGACAGCGTGCGGTTGGTCAGCACGCACAGCACCGGCCCAAGGCGCGGCTGCGACGCGATGAAAAACACGCCGTCCAGTCCGCTCAGGTAGTCGCCCGGCCGGGCGTAGGCGGCGTCGAAATAGCCCAGCCACAGCGCTTCGCCGTAGCCCACCGGGGCGGCGAAGCCATGCGTGGACGAAAACGCGGCCGGCAGGCGCAGGAAACGGTTGCCCAGGTCCAGCGGGTCCGCCGGACCGCTGGGACGGAACACGTCGCACCAGTCGCCCACCATCCGCCCCGCCTGTCCCAGCCCCTGCCGGATCAGGTCTGGAATGGCCTCGCCGGGAAGGCTGCCGCTCATCGCCTACACCACCAGCGACAAAGTGCCGTCGCCCAGGCCCGGCCCGTTCGGCACACCGATGAACGCGCACAGCCGCCGCCGCCAATCGTCCAGCAGTCCAGCACGCTCCCGCACCTCGTACGGATTGCGCGTCCACACCGCCGCCTCCGCCGTGCCCAGGGTGGCGCCAGTATTGGGCACCGCGTCTTCCAGCGTGTACAGCGTGGTCAGATAATTGGTCACCACCGTCATTTCCGACGCGCTCATGTTATTCATCCGGTATTCCAGCAGCCCGTAGGCCTGGAAGAACCGCCAACCCGAGAAGCCGGTCGCGCCCACGCCATACGCCGGATAGCCGCAGAAGCGCCGTATGTCGGTCTTCTGCGCGTCGGTAAACACCGCGGGCGCCGTGGACGTTGTGCCGGACATACAAATCTCCGCCGCAAGGTTGTCGCCCCCGCCGACCCGGCGGGGGCGAGGGTTTGCTTAGCCGGCGTGCTCCACCATCACCGCGCGCTTGTACGCGGCGTTGGTCGCGGTCGGGATGGTGGTGGGGTTCGTGGTGGTATCCGTGGGCGCGCAGAATCCACCGATCCAGTACCAGCTTTGCGCGATGATCTGCTGCAGCCGGTCGATCGGCTCGCGCGTCACCATGGCCACGCCATCCACCACGGAGATGATGGAGTTCGCCGGAGCCACGTCGGCCTCCGCCAATCCGGCAAAATCGCCCTCGATCAGCGCGCCCTGTCCGCATACGATCGGCCGGCGGATCAGGCCGCCGGTCACATACGGGTTCGCGGTCACGAATGCCTCGTTGGTCGGGGCGAATCGCAGGCCCAGGAAATCGTTCACCATGCCCTGCTTGAACACCTGGTTGGAGCTGGTGGCGCCGGTGAACAACTGGCGGAAGGCCTGATCGGCGAACAACTGCCGCGCGCTCATCGGATCGAGGTAGCAGTTATAGAAACCACCGATGTCGGGAACGCCGTTCAGTCGCAGGATGGCCACCGCGTTCAGCAGCGTAGACATATCGAGCTGATCGGTGGCGAGGATCTGCGACGTGTTCGCGCGCGAATTCGGTCGTACGATGGCGCTTCCCGTGGACGCCGTCACCGTGTTCAGCGCGGTCGCGTCGGCGACGGTGACGTTGCTGGTGAAGGTCAGCACGCCGGAAATCCCGTTCGGCGCGGTGGAAACATTGGTGGTGTCGGCGGTCGCCGCGGTCAGCGTATAGTTGTTGCTTCCCACCGCTACCGTCATCGGATAGGTGGAGCTAACCGGCGTCTGCACGCCGTTCACCCACACCGTCCCGAAGCCGCGAATGTCATCCACCGACACGTTCAGACCGGGCGACGTCAAGGTCACGCGCACCCGCGTGTTGCCGCCGAAGTATGAGTTGAACAGCACGTTGCGGGCGATCTCGTCCAGGCTGCGGGCCGCCTGTTCACCGTTGATCGCGGCATTCAGCAGAAATTGGCTGGCGATGCCGACGCGGCTGGTCACCATATTGAGGTCGGCGGTGGCGGCGTAGAGGTTGAGCGTGATTGTGTACTGTTCCACGCCGAAGTTCGTCGGAGTCAGACCGTTGTCCAGGTTCGTATTGGTGGACGGTGCCAGAGGCGTGGTCATGCTGGGCTTCAGTCCAGCGCGCGTCTTGGTAAGCGTCTCGCCGATGCCGACGGAGAATTCCTCCCGATCAGCGCAGGCGCGGTAACCAAGTTTGCTGTGCAGCGCCGCCTCGAACTCGCGCTCCAGGAAGTTCTGCTGGATGATTGGCTGCAAGGCCAACGGAAAATTGTCGATCGCCATGTCTAACCCTCATGTTGAGAAGGCGGAAAAGCAGCCACGCCCGTCGTCGCGACGGGCCGGGCGCTGTCGGTTTGGCTTGATTGGTTCAGGTTTCGGCGCGCGTCGGCCTTAGCGGCGCTTCAGCAATTCCCGACGCGCCGCCTGCCATTCCTCGTAGCTCATCTGGGTCGCCAGCTTGGTTTTCGGTACCTGCGGCCCCGGCACGGCCGCGGTGGAAGACGAGGAGGCGCCGCCGAACAGCCAGGGCTTCGCCCGCCGCAAGTCACGCATCAGCGCCGCCGCCCCTTCCACCTCGCCGGCGGCGTTGGTCTTGATACCGCTGGGGTCGATCAATTTCAGCCCGTCCAGATCGACCATGCCGGCCCGCACCGCCTCCGCCTTCAACTCGGCGCGCACGATCCGTTCGCGCGCCTGGGCTTCCACCTCCCCTAGCTGACGCTCTAGATCCGCCGCCCGCGCCGCCCACTCGTCGGGGCCCGTGACAATCTCCTCGCTCATGCCTGCTCCCGTGCGATGCTCGCCAATTCCGCGGTCACGTCGTCGATGTCGTAGACGTCGGCGATGGATTTCACCGCCGTCTCGATGCTGAGCAGTTTGCTCTGCGTCAGCGCCGCCAGCGTCGTGGCGTCACGCCCGCGATCTTCCGCGTCCGGCGGATACCAGCGCGGCCAACGCAACGAAACCCGCGCCGTCGCATCCAGCGGCGCCACCGCCGCGCCGCGCAGAGTCAGCGGAAAAATGTCGGAAGCGCGGACAACCATGCTGGCCAGTTGCAGAAGCGCGCCGCCATAACTCACCCGGAGATTATCGGCGAGCCAGATCAGTCCCTGATTCATCAGCTCCAGGGCGCGCCCACTCTGCGGCGCGCTCAGCCGGTCGGCGCTTGCCCGGTTGCCATGTACGCCTTCCAACGCAAGTTCGCGGAGAAACCGCACATAGTCGATCACGGCGGAGGCGGCCGTGCCGCCAATCTCCAGCAGTTTCGCGTCGCCTTTTTCCGATACCACCAGGGCGTTGCCGGCGCCGCGCACGATCTCGTTGTCGACGCCCGCGGGTTCGCGGATCAACAGGGTTGGGTCGGAGGAGTATTTCAAGCCACGCCCGGCTTGCGACAACTGGTAGTCGATCTCGACGCCGGTCTCTATGGCGGCGCGGAACGTGCAGCCCCCGTCGATATCGTCTCCGCCCGGAAGATTCCTGACCCACACCATCGGCACGAATCCCAGCCCATGCCGGACCGTGCGTTGCGGGTCCACCATATCCGGCCGTCCGACCGATACCGGCGTCGGCACATACCAGGTCTCGAACTCGCTATCCCATATCCGCTGGAACCAGAACACGCCGGACGGTTCGCCGATGTCGTAGCCCTGGGAGGCCAGCACCGCGCCCGATACCTTGTACAACTCGGTCACGCGCGAAAGCTCGTCGGGTGCCTGCGGGTTCCATGTCGGAGTCAGGTAGGTGCTTGCCAAAACGTGAAAGAATACACGGCCTTGCAACACGC